TTCATTAACCTACAAAGAACATTGTTGGATCTGAATCACCTAGTCCAGGTGACGCTCCTTCCATAAGTTTCTGCTCAAGCTCAGTTTTTTTCTGCTGACCTTCTTGTAGTAGATCGTAGTTAAGTGCTCCTCCTCCAAGTAAACTCACAGATCCAAACTTACCTCTAACTCTTCCTATTGTAATCATTGATAGTGCTAATGCATATTCGTAAATCCATTGCTCCATTATAACACTTCTAATTGGTTTTTCAATATAGCATGATACTACTCCATAAAATCTATCACTACCTGGTTGTGGATACATAGTCATATATTGCGTTCTTGGATTAAACGATACGTCTCTCCTTATAGCTAACATTTTTTCTCTTGTATCTATCCACTCTTTAAGAGTATACCATGAAACTAAATCAAAACCATAATTACCCATAGCATAGCTAAAGTAAGTTTGTTGTGCAAGTGTTTGCTCTAAAGTAAATAATGTATTAATACCTGTTGTAGAACCTTCTTCGAAATCGACTACATCAACAACTTTTCTATAATCCATTATATCATAATCAAAAACATTTTGATAACTAGTTGCTTCAGATGCAGAACCTTGTTGTGTTATAGTTTGTTTATGAGATTTTGTAAATACACCAGATAAAGACTGACCTATTAGTTCTCCTGTAGGTAGCTTTAAAGATGTAATGGTTGAGACTAGAGTTTGATCAAATAATTCAAATTGACTAATTCCATTTTGACCTCCCGTTAGAGGAGTGAAAGTAGCAGAAAGAGAACCTGATAAAACTGCAGTATCATCTGTATATACAGGAAATTTAGTATCAGCAAAATTACCTGATAAAATTGAGGAAGTAGTTACATATACAGAATCTGGTGTCGACCCTATGAATTCAGGTCCAGGACCTAGAGGATTGGTGCCTGCTACTTTTCTAGCAGTAGTAGTTAAGTTAGTATTAGCTAAAGTATACAGTAAATCTAATCGTATTCCTTTATTCTTTTCATACATATTAGAATCAAAAATAAGAAACTCTCTAGTGAAGCCTGCATATTTAGTAAAATATTCAACTGCTATCTGAATATTTTCTCTAAGTTGATCGGTATGTATTTCTAAACTAACTAATGGATAGCCTAAAGATCTTTTTATTCTGTCTCCTAATCTATCATAAGTTTCAATTTTTGAATTTAGATTTGTCGAAAGAAATGCGGAAAGAGGCTGAATAGTACATGCAAGTGCCATAAAATTATTTATTCTAGCATAAATAATAATATGCCAGAAGCTCCAACAACTAACGAAAGAAGTAATCAATATTTTAACCGGAACGAGTGTAGGTCTTTTAATGTAATAGTCGGAACAGCTATGGTTCGTTTATCAGGTAGAGACGCTGCAGCCCCATTTTTAGGTCAAGAATGTTCAGAAGTTTTTATATCAAATAAGACTGGTCAAGCTGTTACACTTTTTGATAGATCAGATGCTTGGGGTGATGCTGAAGCTATAAACGTAAGTAGAGGTTTTTTACTTGATGATAACGATACCATCACTTTAAGAGGTTTAACTAACGTAAATCAAGTTTCAGCTAAAACTGCTTCAGGAGCAGGAACTCTTTATTATAGAACTCAGTTCTTTAGCTCAAATCCTATTAGGTAAACTAGACCTCAGCTGCAGGTTCACCAGCTTCAGGGGCTGCTTCCGTATCAACTGGAACGTCAGCTCCTGTATCAGCAGGTCCTCCGCCAAACTCAGGTATACCCCCGGCTTCACCACCAGCTACTCCGCCGCCTTCTCCACCTACAGCAGCTTCTCCACCAGCTATTTCACCTACTACAGCTTGCTCTTTCCAGCTAGGTCCTGCTGCTTGAATTTGAGATAGCTCCCATTGTAATTCAGCATCTTTTCTAAGAAACTCTCTATTAGCGAGAATATCTCTGTCTTTCCATCCAAGGTATTTTTTCTGTGCATAAGTAGCAGAAACAAATTCCGAAGACGCAAGGTTGTTAAAGTTACCAGCTTTCAATTCAAGTCTTTGATTCTCTCTTAACTCATAGAAATTAGTAGGTACATTAAACTCAATCTCAATATTTTGTTCTGTAAGATCAAGCTTCTTAAAAATACCCATAAGAGTTAAATGAGTAATAAATCCTTTCTTTAACCCAGCTGCAAATCTTTGCTGCTGCCTCATTACAAATCTAGCGAACTTAAGCTCTTCTCTTAATATAGTAGAACCATCTGCTGATGCTTGATCGTTAGGATCTAGTCTAGTTGAAGGTACTTTAAGAGCTCTGTATAGCTTTTTAATAAAGTACATAAGATCAGAAAGTTCACCTAAATTTTGACCTCCAGCTAACTGACTAACAGAAGTACCTTCCGAACCCTGTCTCTTTGCAAACCAAAATGCATCCAACATTGATTGAGGATTAAACTTTTTAACAACGTTGTCTTGATCCAAATCAAAAGTTTTCTTTGACCAGTAATTCTGAATAAGCTTACGTAAATATGCTTCAGCTTTAGGAGGAGCCATATTACCTACATCAACATTAAACACCAATCTCTCTGGAGCTCTAACCAGTCTGTAAATTACTATAGCATCTTCAATTAAAGATAACTGCCTATATGGTCTTCTAGCATTTTCTAAAAATGGTATAACAAAGTTTTTAGTTTCGTTATAAACACCAGAATTTACATAAGTAATCTGGTTTTGATCCATAGGAATAAATTCAATTTTTTCTATCTTTTTAGGATTTTCAGGACTATAAATAGGCTTTCTATAAATGTAACCCTTAATAAGCATATTCTGTATATTATTGTATACAGGATCAATAATTTCAGCAGGTAAGTTTATTACTCCCAAAATACCATCTTCAACAAATCCTTCATGAATAATTTGCTCGAAGAATAATTCACCTTCAACTAAAAGCTGTCTAAAATATTGCCAACCTCTATTTTTAAGATCGTAATATTCTATATACCTATGAAATTGTTTATCTAGTTCTGACTTTTCTTCAACCGTTAAGTCAACTTCTTTTAATTGTAACTTTGCAGAATATCCGCTTTCATCAGGATTAATAGTTTCATCGCAAATTTCGTCTAACGCATCTGCAACTTCAGAATAAGCAGCTATAATTCTATAATCTCGTAATCTACCATTCTTATCTTCTTGAATGTTAGCGTACATTACATCCCCGAAAGAAGAATCTTTTGCAAAATCTCCTATAGGTATGTTGTTATATGGATTAGAAGAAGAAATTGAAGCTTTTGCTAACGCTTCTGCTCTTTTCATTCCCGTCTTCTTGAATATATTATACTTGGGATTAAGCTGATCACCCTCTGGCTCTACGTTAGAGTAAGGTAATCGACTTTGAATATATTGTACTAAATTTCTTCCAAAAGTAGATGCTCTTCCATCGTTCGTTACATATGAACGATTTTGAGAGGGAGTTGTTGATGAATCCGCCATTGTATATATTTATTCTAGGTTAAGGATAGAGCTAGCAGCTTGATGAGAAGAAGCCCAACCTACTTCGTTAGCCGTAACAAAAGTAAATTTACCTACACCGCTTAGTGTAGAAGTTGGTAATGATATACTTACTAAATTATCTGTAGCTATATTATACAGTCTATCATCTAATTTGTAAGCACTAATAGTATCTAATTTAGCAGAAGTTATTTGCTGGTAGTCGGTAAAGAAGTCGAGCTTATTAGCACTTATATATAATGAGTTACTATAATTTAAAGCTTTACCATATAATAAGAAGTTATTAGTCTGTGAACTTAAAACGCTAGTCGTATTTCTTAGTTGCTCAAAAACGCCTGAAGTAGTATAAAAAATGTTCGTAAATTCAGGTATACCAGAAACTGTAATAGTTTCCGTATAATTAGTTGGTACTGTATCATCATATCCAGAAAGTGCACCATAACCTTGATCAGTATATGATTTGTTTGATATTTGCTGATCTAAAGGTGAGTAAATTCTATTTTGTAAATCTACAGCTATAAAATTATTATCAACCTTATAGATATTTCCTACAGTATCTTTTTGCTCTGGGAACAACCACCCTTTAATAGTAAAAGATGTATCAACAGTTATTCTAAATTTTTCCGAATAAGTAGTATCAGTTGGTGTTGAGTAATTTAAATTACCACTCCACAATACTTCACTTCTTATTTCTTGATCATAATTTGCTCCATATTCTTCTGGTACTTTCCAAGTTAAAATAATATAAGGATTATTATAAGGTACAAAGTTAGAAATTATTTGATCTACATCTTGCATATATCTAGCGAGTATAGACATACTTACTTCTAAATTTACTGGCACCGGCATTAAAAATTTAGAAGATCTGCCAGCATCTTCACTTTGTGTTGAGGGTACTATACCTCCAGTTAGTTTATTAAACACTCTCGACTCATCTCTAGAAATACTATCAAGATTTATAGCAACAACTGGTAGCGTTATATTTTGTGCTTTGTTTACTATATCATACATTACCCTCTGCTTAGGGGCAAATACATACCTTACATCAATATTAGATTTTGCATTTCTGTTTTTATCAAATCTACTAATAACAGTATCGTCAAACGCAGCTACAAACTGAGTTAATAAATTTTTAATTTCAAAATGAAATGCTCTATTCTTCATATCTTATATATATTTATTACAGAAACCTGTCAATAAAATATTTAGGTAACTTATGTCTATTATTAACTACACTTTCAGCAATTGAACCATCTAAAATATATGTTATACAATGATCTTTATGAGACCTTACACCTCTTCCACAAGACTGAATTAACGAGCAAAGCATCTTATTCATATACCAATTAAAGTCACCTTTCATTAGTTTTTCAATACGTTTATCCTTAGTAGGTAGATAAGGCGCCTTTACAATAATTTGAAATCTTGCCAACTCATCTCTTAGATCTACACCATGAGACATAGAAGGAGATATTAATACAGTAGGGTCGTCATTAACATAATGCTGCTCTAATATTTCTTCATTTCTTACACCGGGCTCCCTAATCAAAAAACGTCTATCAGTTAATGAACCAGCTAAAAATGAAGTAATAGTATTATTATGAGTATGTATAATACCTTTATCGCTTTTATGAAATTCACATATTTCTTTTATTTGCTTAACAACTTTAGGTAGACTCCTTTTTAAGTTATGATAATTTAGCTTTACTTTAGTATTACAATATATAGGAGCATTCTTAGCATCAAATGAGGACTCAGCTTCTATATATTTAAATTTACTAATACCTAAACTCTTACAAAAATTATTAGGATCAATAATAGTAGCTGACATTAGAATTACTTTATCAGCATATTTAAAAAGATGATTAGAAAGCTTATCAACTTTTAGAGGCATAAACGTTATACCTTTCTTATCAGCTTCAAATAGATATTCACTTTCATTCCAAGTTTCTAAAATTAAAGATAATTTAGAATGCAGATTACGTAAACTAATTAAATTACTTTTTGACTCGATAATAAACTTCTTATTAACCTTACCTGTATTATTAGTAATCTCTTTTAAATCTTCTATTCTATCATTAAGATCTAATATTAATTCATTTATCCATTTTACTACTTGTAAACTATTTCTAGAATAAAAAGGTCTAATATTAACATCCAACTTAGTAAGACTTTCAAAATTTATACTACACGAAAATTCTTTAACTAATTGATCTTCTAGTTCAGCAGCCTCATCGCATATAAGAAATTGTCTCTTCTTTAAATGATCAGGTAAAGAGAAAAACATATTATAATTTAACGTATTAAACGTTGACGTTAAAGCAGTATTTCTATCTTCATAATAAGGACACTTATTAAGAGCCCAACATTCTTCTTTTATCTTAGGTAGATGTAAGCATGGGGCTAGCTCTACAGTAAAGCGATTATCTACTTCACATTGATAGTTAGACTTACCTTTTAGTACCTTTACATCATCAAATAGTTCTTTATATTGATCTTGTAATGCTTTAGTTATAGTTAACGCCGTACAACCGAAAGGCTCTTCTTCACTACATTCATCTTCATATGTATATCCCCCTCCATGCGTTCTTCTATACGCTAAATAGTTAGTTACTAACTCTCTAAACTCCTTAGTAGGTTGATTTGATACATTACCTATAGTTTTAGATATAAATGATTTACCCGAGCCAGTAGGAGCATTACACACTACAAATTTATGACCATCTTCAAAAGCTTGATCAATATTTTTAAGTAACTTTACTTGAGCCGGATTAGGAGTATAGCCATCCGGAAAGCTTTGAAGTAGA